GGGTTCAGATCTTTGTGGGTTGATCGATACATGGCTAACATTAACTCATGGTATCTGTCTGCCCAATCTTGCTCGACATTGTAACGCTCTACCTTTGGCTGCTCAGTGCCGTTAGGTATATGCAAAGGCATACCTTCATCGTCCAGGTCTGGGGTTTCTGTTTCGTCCTCACCAGGTTCTGCATGGTCAGCTATATTATCTATAACCGCATCCTTGTGTGCCTGTTCCTCTGCTTTAGAGGCCTGCTCAAGGGCATCTGTTAGCTGCGTGGTAGATTGTGCATTGGAAACGCTAGGCATGGATTGTACGCCCTCTCCTGGGGTTATATCTTTAGGTGCTGGATAATCCATAGCTTCCTCTGCTGTGATCAATCCTTTGATAGCGTCAGGGAATGCATCACGAATAGCAAAGCCTCTTGCTCTAAGCTGCATCATACGTTTTGGATACTGCCTCCAAGGCCCCTGCTTATTTAACAGGCCTGCCTTCTGTGCATCACCTTCACTAAACTGTTGCAGCGTAGCTTCTATCTCACCATTGTTCAGGGTTCTTTTTATTTCACAGAAAGCTATGTTGCCTTCCATCCATTCCCTGCACCCAGCAAAATTCTTATGGCCTTTGACCAGGGCAAGTAAGCTATCACCCCAGAGCGATGGCCTGCCATTTATAACTGCAATGTTTTGCAGGGCCTGCATTGGTGCAAGGCCTATCTCATATCCCCATTGAACAGCTACTAATATGTTAGCTGGCTTGGCTTGAAATTCTTTAGGAACTAATCCAGACTTAGATAAAGTTTCTGCAAATTCTTTTGCCTCTTTGAGGTTGGTTGGTTCCAGCATCTGTCGCTGGATAACATTCTTATTTGTCATCACTGACCTCCTTGATTGAGAACGATGCGCTTTCTATAAATTGACCAGGTACATCCACCATCGTTCTCTTAGGTTTCTGTGTTGTAACTGATTTGATTTGATAGCTACCAACATTCATAACGTCAGCATCAATGCTATCCATATGTAACTCTAAGATCTCCTGGTTATCTTTTGCTACCTTGCCCCATGACTTAGCTTCTGCTTTAGCTTTCATTAGGTCAGTGGCTACAACTTCCAGGTCCAGGTTATCTCCAGCCTTTGCATCTACGGTTACAGTTTTAAGACCTTGCTCTTTTGGTTCAACAGCTACAGGGTAGTCACCATCTTCTTTAAGTAGTTTCCAAAACTCTTTAGCTGCATCAAGGATTTGATTACAAAGTTTATCATCCCTCTTATATGCATAGGTAACTAGCTTGCCTTGCTGTGTCATAACTAGAATGACAGCCCATGGTAAATCAGCACACATCATTTGCTGGTGTACCTGTATCATCCAATCAGGTTTGCATTTACCCTGGTGGTAGAAATCTGTTTTAACTTCTAATGCACCTTTGCCTTTTAACTCTAGGCCATTGGTCACCAGGTCATAGCCTTTAGGTACAGTCAGGATACGATCAAGCGTGGCACCTAGCTGCGCTTCCTTAATCCTAAATGCTTTGGTTGGTTCTTCAGCTGTACAGTTAATGCCATCTTCCTTTAGAGTTTCTAACCACCAAGGAACAATGGCGTGTTCAAGATATGTACCTCGCAGCAGTGCATTCTTGTTGAAGAATTTTTTTTCTACAACTTCAACACCAGCTGCTGCCTTCTTGTGTTCGTCTAGTTTCTCTTGCCTAGTGTTACCGTAGGCATCCTTATGTAGAAGAACAGCTGGCATTTCTGATGCACCTAACTCTTCTCCTGTTATTGTTTTCTTACCTGTTACTTTAACGTCTGGCATATCGGATCTCCCATTGTGTTATCGCAATAGCATTTATCATTTAGCGCACAACCAATCCAGATTGCTGCCCAGATAAATACAACAAAGGCCATAGCTGCTACCAGCTGACCAACAAAAGACAACCAATCCCTGGCTGTCCAATCTCTAATTAACTCAATCATGCTGCCCTCCTTAATGCATTGCTGACTGTTGAAGCATACCAATCACCACCTCTTGCAGTCTGGTATCCTTCATCGTTAAGATAAGCTGCAACATCTTTCATAGTTTTACCCTGGCCCAGCTGGTCTTTGATTACTGGTAGGATTTTGTTTGCAAACTTATCTGCTCTTGATTTGATAGTGGCATTGCCTGCATCAGATGCAGCCTGGTTAGGATTACCCAGGCTATAAACTTTCTTGCCTGCTCTTGATACAAAGTAACCCTGCTCTTCTATCTCTGCTTTCTGCCTGTCATGCGCTGCCTTAGTACGCTGACTAATCTTGATACGTTCCATCTGTTGTATAGTGAAATGTATACCAGCTGTTTCAGGTTCTAAGTTTGGCTGGTCCAATGCAATCATCTGCACCTGGCCTGACATTACATTGTCACGATACCAAGTAGAGATCTCTGCTAGGTCACGTCCAAACCTGGACAGGTTAGCAGCTACGATTGGAACACCTAACTTCTTAGCTAACTTAGTAGCCTTCAAGAACTCTGGACGTTCAGCGTTAGGTGTCTTACCTGATACACCTTCTTCTATAAACCAGTGAACTTCTACACCAGGATATGCCTGGTTGATTTGGTGTTGTTGGTTATCGACTGACTGTTCCTTAGTCGATACTCTTAATATTGAAACGATAACTTTATGCATTTTGTATCCTCCTTGTTCGTGTCATCTTCTTCTAATATACCTATTTAATTTATAATTGCAAGTGATAGATTGATTTGTTCTGGGGAAATAAAAAAGGCCCAGGCTGTGAGGCCTGGACCAGGGGGCGACAGGGAGGAATGAGAATGATGACACATTCTGCCGCCCTGCTAACATACTCTAAACTGCCTGCTCTTGTCTAGCTGTGTAAATCCAGTAACCATACACGCAGCGTTTACCTTCCCTGCTACAATCATGGGTGTCATTCAAGACACCATCGATAACTGCACATAGATGCTTACTCACATTACATACCAGCCTGCCAGCTGGTAACTCTTCAGCTTTTAAATGTACCTTACAGCCTGAACCTATCTGCATTGTAGGCACCCAGATAAAGCCCAGGCTTACCATGTAATCTTTAAACCATTTACGTTTTGTGTGGATGCCGTTCCTGGCTGATCGTTTACGATTACCTTTACGCTCTGTTGCATTACCTTCTGCCAAGGCCTGATAAACTTGTTCATAATCTAGGCCAGCTGCTATAGCTATTGCACGACTAACACAATCTCCTGCGCTACCCAGATAGCCTGCCTTCTTTCTTCCACCGTCATTAAATATCCAATCCATTAGTTTACCTCCTTCAAACTATCTACAATCACTTTACCTTTTGGCGTAGTGTGATGAGTTATAACTACGTCTTTACCTTGAATGCTGTGAGCAGATAAACCGTAAACCCAGCCAGCATCTGAAGCTGACCTGGCAATACCGATACCTGAAAAAACAAACTCATACTTTGGGTTACCATTGATTGAGTTATTTAATCTACTGATGTTCAAGACTTTTGCTTTTGTTGTGTTTGGCATTGTATCCTCCTTGGTTAATATTGTTCGTGCCATGTTCTCTATTGTTAATATAATCATTCCTGGTATATTGTCAAGCTATCTACGAAATATTATTTTAATAGGAGGTAAACATTGGAAAAGAAACAGGAAAAGCCTGAAGAAATACAGGTAGTCCTGGTGCCTATGTATGTGAAGATTAGCCCTGATGTTAAGCAGCTGGTTGAGAATAAGGCCAGGTTAGAAAGACGCAGTCTTGCATCCATGGTTGAGATCATACTGCGTGAAGGCTGTGAGGCTAGCGGTGCGTAGGCCCAGCAAGTTTGGAAATAAAAGATACCAGCTAGACGGTATCAAGTTTATGAGTAAAGCAGAGGCAGCTTACTACTGGTTTAAGTTAAAGCCCAGGGTAGAAGCTGGTGAGATAACACACTTGGTATTTCAACCAAGAATTAAATGCGAGATAGGGGGGCAGAAGATATGCGACTACATTGCAGACTTCAGCTATATCGACAGGCAAGAAGAAGGACAACATGGGCAGCAAGGCTGCGAGGTTGTGATAGAAGTCAAAGGATACAAGACAGACGTTTACAATTTGAAAATGAAACTAGTGTTAGCGTTACATCGTGGTATCAAGATAATCGTCATACCTTCCAAGGACCTGAAGAAAGAGATAGCAAACCTACCTCTCCAGGAAGGCGTGAAGGGTGAGAAAGACTAAGCTAACACCAGATCCAGTTAGAGATCCACCAGCTAAGTCTGGCGGTTCCTTCCAGTGTCCTGGTCCGCATATGATTATGCCAGCCAGAGCATATGGTGATAACAGGTTCAATCAGTATCCAATGACGTTTAGAGCATTCGCTATTTGTTGCAGTCATGCTAACAGCTGGACAGGTGTATTCTTTCCTAACCAGCTATACATTGCCAAGGTCCTGGAGTGTAGCCAGCAGGCAGTGTCACAGCATATGCGTAAGCTAATAGAATACGGTTACATAGAGAAGTTAAGGAACGCTGACATAAGAAGGAACTACGGCAAGCGTGGTGCGCTGTGGCGTGTGATATATGATCCTACAAAGACATTAGATGATTGTATATCTGGACAGCCTGCACAAGATAGAGATCCTGAGATAGAGGCAGAGATTGCCAAGCATACTCTCAATGTGGCAAGGACAGGCTCAAGACGTAAGAGTATTAAAGCTGTGGATAAAGATACTCAATACAAGCCTGACATTGTACAAGCTGTACCTAGTAAGGGTAATGGTATTGATACAGATAACAAGCCTGGGGTTGTACTAGATAACAAGGTGGACCTAGTAAATAACTCTACTAAATTAACTAGTATAAATACTATAGGGGAAATTAAAGAAATAGATTGTAGGAAACTGTGCAACAACTATGGGCAGATACTACAAGACATCTATGGCAAGCCTTGGAGTTATGACCTAAGACAGATGGCTATAGCAAAGGAACTACTACAGTCAGGCTATACAATCCTATCATTCATAGAAGATGCCAGGGGTGTTGTAACCTGGAAGAGAGAGAAGAACCAACAACCGCCTTACTCATTGCAATACTTCATGTCTAGGAAGGTATCACAGCAGCAAGCTAAGAGTGGTAAGGATGTAAAGGATATACTCAAGCACATGACTAGCAAGATGAGGTTACCTAAGTGATTACAAATCCCAAAGGAACCATTAGGTTTTGTACAGCCTCCCAGAATAGCATGGGGGGGTATAACAAAAACACTGCATTTAAAGGCCCAGGATGCAGGGTGAGTAACGAATTGGGTCAGAAAATGGACCCTCTGGGGGGTGCCACCTACCGTATCGTTAGGGGGGTTCCCTCAAAATATTTTGGGGTTTACAAAAAAAAGAAAGGAGCAAGCTATGAAAGTAGATAAACTATTTGATGTAGTACAGCCAAAGGAAACAGACAAGCTAGACGAGAATGGCAAGCCTGTTACTAGATGGACCAACCTGGGTATTGCCTTCTATAAGGAAGGAAAGATAACAGGAATAAAACTTGAAGCCTTACCTCTTCCTGATAAGAACGGAGAAGTATGGATAAGGTTATTCGAGAAGAAGGAAAAACCAGGCATGAGTAATCCTGGTGACAGCGGAGGTGATCCATGGTCATAAAAAAGGTTAAGAAACTTTGGCAAGGTAAGTTTGTATCTGTCAGGGATTATGAGGTGGAGAAGGCTATCAAGAAAGGCGGCATGAGAATACAGCATGGCAAAGATATGATGCAGCTAGATGTAGGTGAACTACGTCAACTCAAGCCAACTGGTCATGTGCTGCAATCTAGATATGGAGGACAGTATCAACTTGTGGATATTACCTTCAAGCCGCTGACGGAACATCCAGACCAAGGGAGAATGTTTTAATGGCAAAAAGGGTAGTGCCGCCTGTTGGTAGATTTGGTGGAGTGGGCGAGATCCGCAAGAGATTGCGAGGCTCACAAATAATCTACGACAATCGTGATGGCCTGGCGAATGAAATGCTAGGAATAGCGAAGGCTAAGATAACTGACATATTCGATTGGAACGGTCAGAAGCTGGAACTAAAGGATGCTAAAGATATTCCAGACCATGCGCTGGCTGCAATTAGAAAGGTCAAGATTACGCCTACCCAAAGTGGTGAAGATATTGTTGAGGTTGAACTAGTCGATAAGGTTCGTGTCATGCAGCTGCTGGCTAAGTCTGCTGGCCTTCTGGATACTGAGAAGGATGGGGATAAACCAGCGGTTGTTGATATACAAATGGTAATGCCAGGAGAGGAGGTAGATGATGAAGAAAAATAAATATGAATATCTTTTATGGAATGCGTATCATACAGTAATAGTATTTCTATTAGCTGGATTATTAGTAGTGGAGATATTGGAATATATTAAATTTGGAGTTTGCATATGACAGAGGGAAGATCTGTAACTAAATTAGATTTTAGTACAAGCCCCACCGTTGCAAAGTTTATGCAATCAAAAGGTTTCGTGAGAGGACTTCTAGGACCAGTAGGGAGCGGCAAGTCCTATGCCTGCTGCGCTGAACTATGGCGCAGAGCCGTACAACAGAAGCCCTCTCCAAGAGATGGTATCAAGTATTCAAGATTTGCGATAGTAAGAAATACGCATCCGATGCTTAGAACGACTACTCTTAAGACCTGGCTTGAGTTAATGCCTGAACATATCTGGGGCCATGTTAAGTATGCTCCTCCAATAACTCATCATATAAAACTGCCATCTAAAGGCAAAGCTGCTGGAATAGACTGCGAGGTCATTTTCTTAGCCCTAGATGACCCAAAGGACGTGCGTAAGCTGCTTTCATTAGAACTTACAGGTGCATGGGTCAATGAATGCAGAGAGTTACCTAAAGCCGTTATAGACGGTCTAACGCATAGAGTGGGTAGATACCCAACTAAGAATGATGGAGGACCAAGCTGGCATGGTGTAATACTCGACACAAACCCTATGGATACGGATCATTGGTATTTTCATTTAGCTGAAGGCAAAGATAGACCTACAGGTAAATATGCCTGGGAATTTTTTAAGCAGCCTCCTGGTGTTATCGAAGTAGATAACGATGATGTTCCTGAAGATATGCCAGAAGCAAATGGATTTTTGCAAGCAGCTGGTAAATGGTGGCGAACAAACGCTAAAGCAGAAAACCTAAAAAATTTGCCGACAGGATACTACGAGCAATTATTAGGTGGTAAGCAATTAGATTGGATTAAGTGTTATGCAAAAGGAGATTACACTTATGTCCAAGAAGGAATGCCTATCTGGCCTGAATATGACGATACAACTATGTCTAAGGATTTAGAATTTGAACCAGGCGTTCCTGTACAAGTAGGTATTGACTTTGGATTAACACCAGCAGCAATTTTTGCACAACGAATGTCTAACGGAGTATGGCACGTCCTACATGAACTAGTTACGTTTGACATGGGTCTAAATAGATTTGTTTCAATGCTCAAAGAAGAAATGGGAATTTATTTTCCCAAGGCACAGTTTATGGTTTGGGGTGACCCAGCTGGACAACAGCGTGATCAGATTTATGAAACAACTGCTTTCGATCACATGAGGACATTAGATATTTATGCGAAGCCATGTGCAACAAACGATTTTAAAATTAGACGTGAGGCTCTTGCTATCCCCATGCAGAGATTGATTGAAGGTAAGCCAGGATTTTTATTAAACAAGAAATGCGAGAGGTTGCGTAAATCACTTGCTGGAGGGTATCACTTCAAAAGAGTTAGTATGGGTTCAGGTCAAGAACGATACAGATCTACACCAAACAAGAATGAACACTCGCACGTTGGTGATGCAGCTGGATATTGCTTGCTTGGAGGAGGAGAGCATAGAGATATGGTTACTAAAAAAGGAGGTGTTGCAAAAATGCAACAAACTATAAAGGTATTGGATTTCGATGTTTTCTCCTGAAGAACTAACACAAGAGATGCGCCTCAACTGGCCTGAACAAAGAATTGTTGATTGGCATCCTATGCATTTGAATATGATTGAACTCAATGAGTTTGATTTGAAAAATCGTGAACTATTCGATGACTATTCTAAGTACCTGACAAATTTTGTTACAAAAGGTTACAGCTTTACTGCAATGCAGGATAAAATATATGCAATGTTTGGAATATGGAAATTATGGGATGGCGTTTACGAAGCCTGGTTAATACCAAGCAATGATATTAGTCGTAAATCATTTAGAATGCATCGTGCATCTAAACTGTTTTTTGAGTACGCTGCGAACAAACTAGAAATGAAACGGTTACAAATCACTGTTTGTTCACGAAATATCCCTGCTTACAAGTGGGCAAAAGTATGTTACTTTGAAAATGAGGGCGTGCTACGAAAGTACGGACCTCAAGGAGATGATTATTATATGATGTCGAGGGTGTTTTAATATGGGCGGTATATTTTCAAGTCCTTCACCTCCACCACCTCCAAAGACTGACCCTGAAGAAGAACGTAGGGCGCAGGCACTGGATGCGGAAGAGAAGAGGGAAAGAAAGACTATAGCATCTAGACGTAAGTCTAGACGTGGTAGATCTGCAAGAGTTTTGATGTCGAGTGCTAGGGTTGCACCAGAGGTACAAGGAGGCGCACAACAGCTTGCTTCTAATCTTGGTGGTGTCCGTAATCCAAGGGGCTAACAATGTCCGATAAAAATTGGTTACGAAATCCAAGGCATCGAAAGTACAAACCTGGAGAGGAGGATGCGGATGTACGGAATGAAAAAGAAACCGATGGCAAAGAAGAAGCCAGCGGACAAGAAGATGAGCGGTCTGAAAAAGGCGATGGCTAAGAAGTATGGAAAAACTAAAAAGGCTTAGTCTATGGTTGCTAAAAGGTTTCAAAACCCCAGTGGTGGTCTTAATGAAGCTGGAAGAAAGCATTTTAAGAAAACAGAGGGTGCTAACCTTAAGAGGCCTCAGACTAGTGGAACTGATAGTCGTAGGGTTAGTTTTGCTGCTCGTTTTGCTGGGATGAAAGGTCCAATGAAAGACGAGAAGGGTAAACCAACTCGTAAGGCATTGGCATTAAAAGCATGGGGGTTTGGAAGCGTTGAAGCTGCCAGGAACTTTGCTAACAAAAATAAGAAGGCATAGGATGGCAGGGTTAGAGGTTAGACAATTAAAAAAACGATACGGCTCTTGTCAAACAAGAAAAGAGCAGTGGCGTAGTATTTACGAAGAGGCTTACGAATATTGTTTGCCTATGCGTAATTTATACGATGGATATTATGAACAGGACACTCCTGGTCAAAACAAAATGAAGAGGGTATTTGATAGTACCGCTATTCATTCTACAGCAAGATTTGCCAACAGAATACAGTCTGCTTTATTTCCTCCACAACAGCAATGGTGCAGGCTACGTCCAGGTTCAGACGTTCCTCCTGAAAGACATATTCAAGCACAACAAGTTTTGGATATGTATAATCAAAAAATGTTCAGCGTCATGCGTCAATCAGGATTTGACTTGGCGATTGGAGAATTTTTGTTAGACCTGGCTGTTGGCACAGCTGTAATGCTAATTCAAAAAGGAGATGAACTACAGCCTATTAGGTACACAGCTATTCCTATGTATCAAATTACATTTGATGAAGGACCAGACGGTAAACCTAATTTTGTTTTTAGAAAATTTAAAAGACCGTTTGAAGTAGTCGAGCAAGAGTTTCCTGGTGTTGAGTTTCCAGAAGAGGTTTTGTCTAAGTATAGAGAAAGACCTAGCGAATATATTGAACTGCTTGAAGCAACGTAT